TGATGCCCTGGGCGTCGAGCTGCGCGAGGGCGGCGGCTATGTCCTGATGCTTGGGCTCGTAGAAGTTTGACGGGATGAGCCCCTCGGGCAGGGGAAGGCCGTCTCGGATCAGACAGCCGAGCAGGTGGCGCTCGGCGTCAAGGTTGGCTGGAAGGTTCATGCGTGGGGGAGGGCGGTGATGACCGTCGTCCCGCCCAGCGTCAAGACCTTTGCTTTTTAGCCTTCTTCCTCACCGGGCCGAAGTAGGGGGCTTGGCGGACGTACTTACCTTGGTAGGAGTGGCGCAGCATGATGCGCTCCAGGAGGCCGAGACGTATGCCTTCGTTCAGATATCGCTTGGCGCATGAGACCTTGCAGCCCCATTTTTTTTGCCATTCCTCCAGGGTGTGGAACCCCTCGGGGGGCTTCTCGGCTTGATTGTGGATTGCGGCTACGATCGCGGCGAGCATGGCGTCGTTCACCTTGATGTTCTTGCCGTGGGTGCTCATGAGCGGGGGTTGTAGAAGCGAAGGCCGGTCTGCCATACCCATTGGTCGCCGACCTTGTGGACGAGCCACGCCTTCCAGTTTGAGCCGTCGACCCAGCCGGCCACGAAGCCGGAGCCCCAGCGGGCCGAGGCGAGGCGGTGGGAGGCGTACGCCATTGCGTCCTTCTGACAGAGACACCCGGCGCTGAAGGCATTGCCCGAGCCGTGCTTGGTCAGGGCGATTGATGCCAGGTTGTGCGTATGGCCGTGGATCAGGGCGCCGCCGGCGATGGCATAGTGAAGCCCCTGGACGGTCGTCGCGTTGACCCCGTGGGCGTAGCCGTGGACGAAGGCGACCGGGCCGAGGCGGTAGACGCCGCGATCGGCGTGGTAGGGGAGGATGGTCTTCGCCCCGGCGGCCTTGGCGGTGGCGTTGATGTCGGCCTTGATGTCGGAGCAGTAGTCGCGAACCATCGCCGAGCCCGACGACGCGATGAGGTTGTCCAGGCGGTGTTCGTGATTGCCCCAGAGGTAGACGGTCGGGCGAAAGCGGCGGAGGAAGTCCTTGCCCGCGTCGAGGTCGGCCTTGAGGGACTCGCCGGACTCGGCGTCAGAGGAGCCGACGCCACGGCGCAAACTGCGGAAGTCAAAGTGATCTCCACCGGCGACCCTGACCTCGGGCTTGTAGTCCTTGCAGAACTCCCAGAGGGCGTCGAGCGCCTCGGGGTCGGCCATGTCGCCGTGGGAGTCGGAGGCGAAGACGAAGCGGGTGGGTTTGCTCATTTGCAGCAGATTATGAAAGCATTGGTCATCAGATAAATGACCACAAAAGGAATGACTACCCAGCGGATGATGAACTTTTGTCGTTTCCGCGTCTGTTCAATCTGATCGATGGTCTTTTGAATGTCGCTCATGTGCTCGGATTGCCCTCCTTGGCGGCGTTCCACTTTCTGTCATAGCAAACCCCGTCATTGTCGGAGTAATCACCGCCAAACAATGTAGCCATTTCATCTCCAACCTTGCGGAGCCGCTCAACCTCGGCCTTGAGGCGTTTGATTTCATCCTTGGCAAGTTCGGCTGCGTAGAGATAAGCGGTCAGCGGGTCTGGCTGGTTTTTAAGTTCAAGGTAATCGGAGTAGTTTACATACCCTCCTTTGGGATCAGTTTTCATTACTCCAGACCCTGCTGCGGTGTATCGCTTGACGCTCACGACTGCTTGCCCTCCTTGGCGTCGTTCCATTCCTTCGTCACGAAATCAAATCGCAACAGTTCGCACATCGCATCCCCTGCCTTGCGGAGACGCTCAACCTCGGTCTTGAGCCTGGAGTTCTCGGCCTGCATAAGGGCGTAGCGCTCGAGCAGCTTGGCTTCGACCGGGATGGCCTTGAGTCGCTGTTCGCGGGCCAGTTGAGCGACCCGGGCCTCCAGCTCTGCGATGCGTTTCTCGTAATAGCTCATACCTTTGCGGCCTTCAGCCCGAGCTCGACGAGACGGCGGTCACGGTATGCCCGGGCTTGCCCGATGTCCTGGGGCGTACGCTCCAGCACCTTGAGGCTGGCGCGGTTGATACGGAAATAGAGGTTCCCGTTGACGACGACCAGGTGATGATCGGGGGAAGTCTCGCGGACTTGGGCGGTGGCCCTAACCTTGCCCATCGTGAACTTGGGACAGGCGAGCAGCCAGCGGGCGCGGTCGATGGAGATGCCCATGCCGGCGGCCCAGACGGCTTGCTCGCGGGTCAGAGTTTCCATGCCCGGGCCATGCGGCGACCTTCCGCCATGATGTCATTACGGCTGTTCGGCTTGAAGCAGAGCTCGACGTCGAACTCGACCTCGGCCCGCAGGTCGAGGACTGACCAGGCTTCCTCGTCGTTCGCGGGGAGGACGCCGGCGGTGGAGATGTAGACCGTCCGCAGGTTCCAGTTATACTCGTCCATGATGCGGCTGACGACCTTGTACTCGTTAAGGTAGCGCCAATCCGAGCAGACGACCGTCTCATGGGGCAGGCCGTCGGCGCTGACGAACGGGAGGTAGCGGGCGAGGTGCTCGGCGAAGACGTCCTGGTTGAGGGAGCGGGCGAACTTCCCGGTCGAGACGAGGAAGTCACGGTGCTTGACCTTGAACTCCTCGTTAAAGAAGTCCCCGTCGAGGTGCAGATAGGACAGCATCGCGTTGGCGCATTCCTTCAGCGGGTCGGCGAAGTTGACCTTGTAGGCCCTGCGCTCAGACCATTCCATCAGGCCGCTGGCGAGGGTATCCTTCCCGGCCCGGGAGAAGCCCGCGATCATCACGAGGGTCGGGCGGCCTTCGGTGATAGCCATCAGACGGCGGTGGCTAGGCGTTTGGCGTGGCGTCGGGCCTTGCGGAACTGGCGGCCCGAGAGGTTCAGCGCCTTGCGGAGGTGACGCGGCTTGACGGTGGCGTCGCGGAGGAGGGCCTCGGCGCAGATCAGGAGGCGAACCTCCCGGGACTGCGCGCGGGCCTCGGTGATGAAGTCGGCGTCCATTAGAAGGGAACGTCCCCTGACTGCGGTTCGGCTGCGGTCGGCTTCACGGTGCCGCGGGCGAAGGCCAGTTTATATTTGAACTGGGGCTTGCTCTGCCATTCGCCGTTCGGCTCGACGGTCACGGCCACGTCGACGGTCTGACCGCAAGCGGGCTTGAGGTACTCCAGGAACTCGGCCTGCGTCGCGTCGGTGCGGATCTCGGCGGTGAACTTGCCGGAGAACTTGCCGACGAGCATGGCGAGAGCCTTGCCGTATTTGGTCGAGTAGTTCTTGGACAGGCAGTTGCCCTCCACGTCGACGAAGAACAAGCGGGAGGAGGTGGTGCCGTCCTCCCAGACCTTGACCTTCTCGAACTTGGGGGCGATGAGCTTGAGGCGGTAATTGCCGGACTGTTCGATGGTCTTGAGCGGGGGGCGGTCGTTTGCGGGTTGGGTCATGTTTTTGTATTAGGCGAAGTTGATGGGGGCGGCGGCGTCGCTCGGGCCCTTGTTCAGGTCGAGCGTCTGGATATCCTGGGCATACCCGGGCCACTCGCCCGAGGCGCTGCACGTCTTGTAGGCCTCGATAGCCTTGACGAAGTCGGTGTAGCCGTAGGCCATCAGGTCGGGGCCGAGCTCGTAGACGGCGGTCTGGAGGGTTTCCTTCTCGACGCAGATGAAGCGGAAGCCCTGGACGTGCTCCTTGAAGCCGGCTTGGTAAGCGGCCTTGTAGAAGTTAGCCTGTAGGTTGTAGCGGTAGGCGCGGACGGCCTTGAGGAAGCCGGCGGGGGAAGCGTCCTCACAGGTCTTCAGATCGTAGAGGTAGCCGTCGGACTCCCCGACCGCGTCGATGGCGGCCTTGATGGGGCAATCCATATAGGAGGCCATGAACATCAGTTCGGTGTGCTTGAACTTGAAGCCGTGGCGCTCGATGCAGCCCATCGCGGCGGCGGCGATCTTGTGCGCCTCGGCGGCCTCCTCGTTACTCAGGACGGTCGTGCCGGGCTCAAGGGCGGAGGCGAACGCCTCGTAGGTGGCCTTGCCGTCCTTCGTGCGGCGGTCGCAGACGGGGGCGATGGCGAAGGCGGTGCGGGCCTTGGCGGGCTCCAGGACGAGGGCGTGGACGTAGGAGCCGAGGCGGAGGGCCTTGGTCTGCTCGCGCTCGGCGGTGACGTAGAGGTGGTAATGGGCCGGGGACTTCAGCAGTTCCTTGGAGCCGGAGTAGTTCAGCGCCTCGATACAATCGTACTGGACGCGGTGGGGGATGATGTGGGACTGGATGACGGGTTGCATGGGTATTGGTGGAAAGTTTCAGAGGTCGGCGTCAGGGGAGTCGGACTCCTCCAGGGCGTGGGTGATGCGCTTGGCGGACTCCAGGGCGGCCTCGGCGGCCTCCTCGCACTTCTCCAGCTGGACGCGGAGGCATCGGAGGTGGACGACGATGAGGTGGACACGGTCGTAGAGCGCCTTGAGGTCGTAGGCTTCGGCGAGGGCCTCGGGGTCGATGGCCTCCAGTTCGCGGTTAGCCCACGAGACGGCCTTGTTGACCTCGTCAAAGGAACTCTCGGCGGCGGCGTCCTGGGCTCGGTTACGGAGAGAGTTCAGGCTGTCCCCTATCTGGATCAGGAGGTGCCGTATGTGGTCGGTGTTCGTCATGTTAGAAAGTGACCTCGGTCATCGTGCGCCCGTCCACGAAGAAGAAGCGGACGTTGGAGCGCTTGAGGGTGGGAAGCACGTCGCGCTGCCAGTCCTTGAGGTTCGCGTCGAAGACCTTGCGGGACTTGGCGAAGACCTCGGCGTAGGGCAGGCTATCGAGGAGGATGATGAGGACGAACGGGTAGCCTGCGGAAGCCGCGGCCTTGACGATGCCGGAGGGGATTAGGAGGGGCTTCTTGACCGGGCGCATCAGCGGATGATGATCGTGTGAGCCTCGGCCCACTTTAAGACCTCAAAGATGAAGGCGGCGACGAGCAGGCCGGCGATGACACCGAACCAGAAGGACGGGCGGTCGATGTTCACTTGGTCAGGGGGCGGATGCCCTGGGCATGGGTGGAGGCCGTGAAGGCCGCGGGCTTGGAGGACGCGGCGCCATCGTCATCGAGGTCGGTGGCGATGCCGACCGCGGTCATCAGGGATTGCCGGCGGAGGTAGGTGATGGCGCTGCCGATCTGCTGCGGGGTCATGCCCTCGGCTTTGACGGACAGGCGACCAGCGGGGAAGACCGTGCCGTCGGCGTGGCGGATGGAGGTGTGCACGATGACCTTGCCGTCTTCTGAGTCGAGCGCCTGGACGATGGCGAGGCGGTGCTTCGCGGCGACGCCCTTGACGGTTTCGAGCACCTCGGCGAGCGAGGCATACTTGGATTTGAAGGCCGGGTTCACGCGGTCGGCGTGGACGTTGCCGACGTCGTTCAGGAACGTCACCAAGTCGGCGTTGGGATTGTGGGCGGTGGGGCTCATGTGGGGGGAGAGATTATTCGGCGGCCTGCTCTTCGCCGGCGCTCAGCTTGTCCAGGTCATCGACCGACACGCGGGTCAGCGAGCCGTTGATGATGGGGTTATAGTACTCCTTGCCGTTGTAGACGGAGACCTTCAGCAGACGGGCGAGCCGCTTGCCGGGGAGGATGACGTAGGAGGTGCCCGGGACTTCGCGGATGGCGACGACCTCGGCGGGGGAATTGGTCTTCTTCTTGATCATAGGGAAAGTCAGTTGATAGCGCCGCGCTTGGCGGCATCGAGGATGAGCAGGGCGTCGGCGTTCCAGAGCGTGACGTCGACGGTGGGAAAGAGCTCAGCGGCCCGGGCCTTGAGGACGTTCTTCCATTCGGTCGTCGAGCGCTCGCCCTTCGTGCCGCAGGTGTGCGCCTTCTGCCAGATCGCGGGGCGGACGCGGTGCATCTTCCAGCCGAGGCAGACCGCGGCACCGTAGAGGACGCCGGTGTTCCACATCAGTTTGCCGATGGCCGAGCCTGGGATGTTCTTGCCGGCGAAAAGGGGCGGCTCCTCAAGGTAGCAGTCGATTTCCTTCGCGGTGTTGGAGACTTCGACGAGGAAGGAAACAACCTCGAAATCAGTCCCCGGCATCTTCTGCACCGTGACGACCCCGTCCCGATCCAATAGGGCGAGGCCGCCGTTCACGCCTGGGTCGATTGCTACGATGAGGGCCACGAGCAAGGACATTGCACGGCCTCAAATCC